GGCTAATTTGCTCCGAAGCACATCTTTGACTTGAAAACGCGAAAGTACCATACTTACATCGCGTGGCTCGCAGTTGCTAGCATTACCGTATGTCCATGCAATTTTTGTGCTGGCGCAACCCACTATGCATGCGTAGATTAAGAGGACGGCATCCTTTGCCCATCATGCAAAGCCTAGAAGAAAGACAACCTCAACTAGTGGAATGTCTTAGAAGATCACCTACTAACTTACGGACCAATAGGAAGAGGAACATTAAGAGATTAAATAGCTGATGTAAGAATGTAACGGCGAGGAGCTTACATTCCCTAACTTGATGTCCAACTGATAAACAAAGACTGAAATGGAACAAAGTGACAGGAAATATGATTAGATTCTGCGCTGCCTTAACCAAGCTAAATTGTGATTGATGAGAAAACCGGGTACTATTAGCTAACGTCTACTTGTGCCGGCACTCCTGTTTAGCCACCACCAGTTGACTATTTCAAGATTAAGCGCCTCATAACTTCAGAATGCGAAACAAAGAAAACCTTTCAATGTGGCCCAATTTTCGACTTACCAGTGTGCTGGCACACGTCCTGTACTCACAATCTTGCAGAGGCTGCCATTTACAGAACGAATGCCAGTAATCTTTTACCCATCTCAACCGCAACAGAAAAATTCCTCAAATTTGCACAAGACTTCATCAATTAAAACTACGTTAAATCAGACAGATCTGCTGAAGTATATGAAAACTGGCGACGCGAGTCTTTCTAATACATAGAAGAGATGGACAACAAGCCCAGCTATGTGAAAAAGTAGTACGCAAAGACTCTAGAATGAGACTTATGTGATTAGTAAATGCGGGTTGGCAGTAAAATGTTTGTCAAATCAGAAATCCTTGCTGGAGAATGAGCTATTTCATGAGCTATATAAGCAACAGAAGATTCTCTCAGATTTGTTACTGGCCCCATTTATGACCTCGTCGTTGACTAGGTTTACCTTGACCCGAATTTTATCAAGTGCATGAACCCTGAACAACGATGGCATCAACTGCAGAAATTATGAGGGTTTGAATACTCTGCCGAATGTGATTTTTCTTGCTATGACGCCTCCCAGAAACAATGCTTGCTCCAAATAGAACTAATGCTAATCAAGTGAATTTGCCCAGAGTTCTATGACTTTTACCTGAATGCGCATTCATTGCCATAATGAGTTACCTCAAGCCAGGGATAAATACAATTTGTAGATATGCGTCCGCGCAAGTCCGGTGAAATGTTTACATCTCTTGGTAACACGCTTCTCAATAAACTTACTATAGAATTTGCAAGGTCTACCTATACGAAGTTGTCGGATGTTTTCTACTTAACTGAAGGTGATGACAGCGTCATTGCGTGTAACGATGAAGTCTTCTTACATTACACTGCCTCGGTTCAATCATCTTTGGGATTAGACAACACCATAACAATCAGACAAGGAATTACTG